CCCTTTTAACTGAAGCACTATTGTTACTAAAGAAATTCATAACTGCATATACAGGTCCTACTGTATCAACCCAATCGGAGCCATTGTTATGAGGTTTTTCATCATCATAATGATGATCTGTATCTGTTTGGGCATAATGCCACCAAAAATCAGCTTTCCATTCACCAGCTTCATTTATAGTAAAATAGTATTCGGCATTTAATGGGGCCGCATTTCTTGCTCCCCATTCTTCGTATTCCCATTCCTTAACAAACTTTAATACTAGTTGATAGCCTCCACGGCCCCTCCATACAATACGTAAGAACGGCCATATTTCATTTACTAAACTGTCTGCAAAATTACTAATGCCGGGCTTAATAATATTATAATCAAAGTCATCATAATCATATTCGATTTCTTTTTGTAATTCTGGATCATCAAATTTTATAGTGTAATGACGGTGAGCAAGATTAGGTCTCCTAGGAGTTTGTGGAACTCCACCTTCTATTCCAGTACCTCCACCTGCTACAGTCCAATTAGATACTAAATCAGTATATATAGAAAAGGTTTTCATTTTAATAAGTTTATGTACAATACTGCCGGTCTGATCCTTTTTAATCCAATGATCATAATACCACCATTGTTCTATACCAAATCTATCTAGGTTTTGTCCAACAATAGTATCTACACCTACACTAAATCCTGTGCCTTGTGATATATTATGTAAATTTTGATGCCTCATACGCCATATAAATGTAAGTGTATCTTCAAAGTCTTTATATGTTTCATTTGGATAACCTACAATCCAATTGGTCATGTTTAGAATGCCTACCTTTTTACCATCTCTCATATTAGCTTCCATTTCAGGTAATGTTACTTTTTTATCCATTAAGTCTATTACAGCTTGACTTCCTGATTCGGTTCCATAGTTAAGCACTTCACAGCCACCATCTCTAAGTGCCTGTAAGTATTCTAAATTCATACGCCCATCATGTCTGCAATAGCCAGACCATTTAATGTCGCCCATGCCTTCTGCTTTAACGCCTTCTACAAAAGCTCGAAGTTCTTTTAAGTTACCATTTACTAAACTATCAACAAAATAAAATATACGAGTGCCATAGGTATGGTACATGTGTCTAACTTCTTCTAATGTACTAACTGCTGTACGTTGCCTATATTTGTAAAAATGAGTTTCTTCACAAAATGTACACTTAGCAACACAGCCTCTACTAATTGCACATAAAGCACCGTCTCCAATGAAATATTTTTCCATTGGCATATCACTATAGTCGGGAAATGGTAAGGTGTTTAAACTAAATCGTACATTATCATCTTGTCTGATTACTTTTGCATTGTTCTTTGTTTCAGCGAAATCAAATTGAGATTTCATTTCTTTAGCATTTAATATATTAAGCAATGCTTGTTCGCCTTCGCCATTAACAACAATGTCATACCAATCTTCTGGCTCAAAATAACTATAGTGTGTTTGAGGACCACCTACTATTACTTCTATCCATGGTGCTAACTCTTTAATTTTTTTAATCATATAATCTGTAGGTTCTTTATTACAATAGTATAAACTAAACCCTATGTATGTTGGATTAAATTTAACAATGTCAGTTATTGCTTTATCTAATACAGGCTTTACATATTCATGTAAATCTTTCCAATACTGTTCACCAATCCAATGCCAATCTCTAGGACCATGCCATGGCTCCCAACCAGTGGCCCACTGGTTTTTTTCATAATCATGAAATGCTTCAACATTTAAATCATATGTTTTTGTTTTGTAACCTGCTGTTTTTGCTACACCTGCCAACTTAGCAATGCTATAATGAGGGAACCCTGGATCCCATTCCGGACACATTACAAGAGCAAGTGTAGTATTGCGATTAAAATCATAATCAATAACAACATCTTGCAAACCTTTTTGCTGTCCTTTGCTGTACTGTGCCATTACTATTTGAGTAGCAGTACTGCGATCTGGTATATAAGTTTCGTCTGATTCTTTATTCATACTTTAAACTTCTTGCTAACTCATCAAATAGTTCATACCATTTCTTATCATTTTTTCTATGCTTGTCTAGTAAATTAGAATATTCTATAAATTGTTTTCTATACATGTCAGCATTGTTTAGTTCTTCTACATTTTCTAATAGTGTACAAATTTGTTCTATACCTGCTCTGTACCATAGTTGTTTAATTTTCATTGGAGGCTGATATTGTCTTAGATAATGTGCATATTCTCTTCTAACTTCTAAAGGAATTATTCTAACATTTAAATATGTTGGGTGGTCTAAAATAATAGGGCTCCATATATAAACTCTTCCTCTATCATAATTAAACCCCGATCTATAATGATGTAACCAATCTAATATTTGAGATGGAGAATTATAATTATATGTTTGATATACTGTATAATGTTTAATCATCCAGCTTTGAGGGAATGTGACAGTAATTTTAGCTAAGTTATCTTCTATCTTTCGCCACTTAGTAGGAAAACGTATGTACTCGTTTTTTTCTCTTACATCATCAATACTAACCTGTATCTCTCCATTTTTAAATTGCGACATTGTATTAAAAAAGTTATCGTCCCAATTAGTTAAGTTTGTAGTAAGTGCAACGTAACAATCTACATTACCACTATCTAAAATTATTTGCATAATTTCAGTATTACGTTTAATTAAAGTTGGCTCGCCACCTGTTAGATATAATCGTTTTAGTGTAGGAGCAACTTTCTTTATGCTTGTTACAAACTCTTCATTTTCCCACCATAGCCAATTTGCTTGACTGGCTAATGTAATCTCATTATTCCATTCGTTAGTAAGCCATTCCGGCATACTATTATTATTTGTACTACATTCATTTTTTAATATACGTTTACGTTCATCATAGATTCTATCACTGCTTAAACTCCAACAGCTATTACAACGCAAGTTACAAAAATTACCTAAACGTAATTCTAAACTTTGTGGCATTGGTGGATTAGAATCTTGATAGTCTTTTGCATACAAGCCTCGATCTTTTAATTCTGCAAATGCACTTTGCCTACTACTACGTAGTCCTTGATCTTCCAAGTTCCAACACACATTACATGCTTCAGGTCTTTCTCCGTTGAGTAACTGTTTGCGTATGGTTGTCATGTAATCTGAGTTCCATATTTCTTCCACACTATTATTGCCAAAGTTCAACTCACGCCCGTCTTTGTCAGTAGCATGTATATTTTCATTAATGCTACAACATAGCTTGACACTACCTTCTGTGTTGCTGTTTAAATTTACAAAAGGATACAAGCAATATGTTTTACTCATTGCCATCTAAATGTCCTGCCAAATTCTGGGTGCTATGAGTACATCCTGTAGTTCTGGTATAGCTTCGTGCCACTTTTCATTTCTAACTTGATCCCATCCATCAAATTCTAACTTAGTTTGTTTCAAATGTTTAACGCAATCTTCTTCGGGTAGTTCTTTGTTCATGAATCTAATTAAACCATTACATGCTGTTAAAAATTCTGAACCTGGCCATTTTGAATCATCAAAGTTATCTAGAGATCCTACCCATACCAACAGTTCTTTCCAGCGTTTTGTGACTCGCTGTTTGTATTCAATAGGTAAAATTTGTGTGCAAAAATAATCCGGATCTAATAGATTGTTTATACGCACATTACCAGGTTTGATTAATCCTTTGCGTGTCCAATCTTCAATGAAGTCTGGCAGATGTAACACATTCATCAAACTCACAGTTGGGCATATATCAAATTCTATTTCTGGTGTGCGTTCTATCATTAATCGTCTGTTTGCTTCAATGTCTGACCACACAGTTCCTTTGCGTATAAATTCAGCATGTGAACCCATACCATCTAAACTGGCACTAACTGTAACATTTTTAAATTTGGGCCATAGGTCAAGTATGTTTTGTCTTTTATATTCCAGTTGAGAAAAGTTTGTGGTGTACAGAATTGAAATGTTTTCAGCATGTCCTGTTTCTACCCAATGATTCATAATCTTCCAATGTGTATCAGTGATCATTGGTTCACCACCTGCCCAATACACTTCTTCAACTGTGTCTAAATAAGGCCACAGCTCTTCTTCAAAGCCTTTTTTGTTTTTAAGTTGTATAAACTTTCTTTCTGCTAAATCCTTTGGTACAGATCCAAAGCGTTTTACAAAATCATCATACCACTGTGTGCTGAATGTAGGACTACAACTTCTGCATGACATGTTGCATAGATTACTAAAACGAAAGTCCATATATGTAAAATTCATTTCTTCATGGTAACCATCTTCTTTGGTTGTTAACACCTTGTCATAATGATGTCTATATTTGTAGTTCATATTTTTTCGTAATGTGTGTGCATCACCGTCTGATTCTAATCTATAACATCTTGTACATTCAGGAGATGCTTTGTTGTTTAACATATTTTTTCTTAGTCGACGAGCTGTTTCACTGTTCCACAATTCTTTAAGTGTGCTGATGTTTGTGTTTCCGTAGTCTGGTTTGCTTGGATCAGCTAAACAACAAGGAAACGCACGACCATTGGGCCATACGTGCATGTGTATCCATGGCGATAGACAAAATGTTTTGCTTTCATTTAAAAGAAAATCTTTATCTAGTTGCATCTTCTATCCCTACTAGCTCTGGAAATGTATCATGAAAATTTTCTTTTCGTATTTTGTCCAGCCTTAAATTCATATCCATAAACAGTTGTACATGATGTGGTTTATTTCTTTTACGTTCTACAAATGTTATAATGTTTTGCCATTTTTTTGTATCGTGGGCTCCTATTGTATTTAGGTATTCTATGTGTTTTTCATACTTGTCTCTTACTTGTTTCTTCCAAGTATCAGGTAAGTTTTGTGCTTTCATATAGTCAGGTTCAAACAATGTATTTGCCAAACTAATTGCGTCTGGGTGTATCAGCTCTTCTTCTATCCATTCCTTATGAAAGTCGGGTAAATGTAATACATTATATAAACTAATAGTAGGTGATATAAAGAAGTTTGTATCAGGACATTCTTTTATCATATCACGCCTATTGTCAACTATAGTTTGCCATACTGTGCCAGCACGTATGTATTCGCCTCTAGCCCATGAGCCATCAAGACTTGCACCTACATTTACATTGGGCAGTTTGTTCCAATAATCAAATGCATGTTTATTGCCTAAATGCATTTTACTGAAGTTTGTTGTGTAATCTATTTTAATATCTGTGTTCTTTGCATCTATCCATGTTTGTAACATTTTATAATGTTCTTCGGTTATAAGTGGCTCACCACCGGCAAAGTATGCATACTCAACTTCTGTAATCCTTGGCAATATGTCTGTCCAAAAGTTTTTAGGTAAACCTTTGTACATGGGCCAACCAGAATCACCATACATTTCTATATGATCAGCATGCCATTGTGTACTAAACTCAGGCGAACAGCTTCTGCATTTCATATTACATAAGTTGTTAAATCTAATATCCCAATATAACATTCTAGGATCGTCATGTGTATAGTCTTCATTAGTTGCTAATACTCTTTCCCAATGCTTGTCACCAAAGTTATTATTAAGACTAGTTCTTAGTGTCCATATATTTCCAGTTTGTTCACTTTCAACACACTTTTTACATATAGGATTAAATTTATCGTTAAGGGTAGATTTACGTAAGTTACGCATGACTTCGCTGTTCCATGCTTCTTCAAAAGAAGATGTATGAAGATTAGCCATGCCTTTACCATTCATAACACCTTGTGTTTGAATAGCACAACAGGGATATGCCTCGCCACTAGGCCAGGCATGCATTGTTACCCACGGAGCCATACAAAAGTGTTTGCTTTCCTTTAATGCATACTCTTTATTCTCCTTTAATTTGCCAGTTGTCGCCAAATCTTGCAACCTCCTTATCTTTATCAAACATTATAGTAGGCAAGTTATTAGCTTTTCTATGATTGATTAAAGTTTGTGCTAATGCTGGGTAATGCCAAACAAAATCATCGTCCCAATGAAATTCAACTACACCTGTTGACATTAATTCTTTTTTAATATCACCATTGTATTCTATATCTTCTATGTTTCTCATAGTAGAACATAAATCATAATAATCTGCCATTTCTGGAAATATTGCTTTAAATCTAGTTTTGCGTCTTTTATCGGTTGCGTCAATAAACAATATCCAGTTTCTACGTGCATCATCTACCTGTCTAGGTTGTAAATGATGATCAGGGTTCAATGAAGCTCTTTGTTTTTTAATATCTTCCCAAACTGCAACTACACGATTCCATGCGGCGAATTCTTCATCAGTGAAATAATTAAAATATGCATGATCATGAAAATCTTTTGGATAATTTTGCCAATTATTTTTCCAACGGTGTGCATCCATAAATGCAGTTGTTATTCCAAAATATTCATCGTAACGATCTGGCAAACCTGCAAGTGTCCAATGATTTGGTTCTGTACAATGTGGAATGTCAAACAACACTTTAGGCCAATCCTGTCCATTGTGTAATTCTTTCCTCCACTCTAATACTTTCTTAAGAAACTCTATATAGCTTGTAACACACATAATATTAAAAGTATTCATTATGGTAACACCAGTAAATACTTTAGCACCATGAGAAGCTAATCCTTTCATTACAATGTGTAAGTTTTGTTCAAAGTTATCAAGGTCTAAACCATTTCTTGTATATGTTGCACGTTCTCCCCAGCTTTCTACGCTAGTGTATATTGAAAATTTCATTATTCTGTTTTCGTTAAGTATCTGATTCATTGTTTCTACAAAACGTTTTGTTAACTTAGGTTTAACATTAAAGTTAGTATTAACTTGAACTACCATATTTTTACATTCATCTGTTTTCTTTAGCTTTTCTAAGAACTTCCAAAAGTTTTGTTGCAATAAAGGTTCGCCTCCGGTGATACGCAACACTTTTAATGTTTTTCGCAAATACGGCCACCATTCCCAAAATGCTTCTACATAGGGATTATCATCTTCAGGATAAATTTTTTCGTGTAATACTTGCAAGTGTTCTGCATTTTCAAACGGACCATGTAAATCCATTTCTTTCATCCAGGCTGAACTTGCCTTGGGGTGACAATATGCACAACGCATGTTACATTCGTTACCAAAACTAATTTCTAAGTATGTGGGTCTGTAATTGTGATCCCATCCATTTTCAAGTATCTTTTCATGTGCGTCTGGTGTAAGTAGAAGTTCATTTTTACTTTTAATAATTCTATCACTTATAACCAACTCATTTTCTAGTGCTTCTACACGCCAACAGTAGTTGCATTCTTCAGGCTTTTCGCCCATAAGCATTTGGCGTCTGCGTTCAATTTTGTGCTTAGTATTGTGTAATGCACTTGGATTATCTTTAAGTTCATTAAGAGGTATTTGATGTGGCAACGGATGGTAACAACTATGTGTTTGACCACTTTGTAAATAGATTGTACTAGTAAAGAATTTGGCTGTACACATAGTATCACAACCATACTTTTTACGCATGTTATCTCTTTCTATAGCATAATCTACATTCTTATACATTGTACTCGGCCTTCCATTTGTTCCATGTTTCTTCAAACTCAGGAAAAGTTTTGACAAAATTTGTTTTTCTGCGATAATCGTGTGTTGCAAAAAATCTTATAAAATTTTCTTCTGCTTCTACTCTTTGTTTTTCGTCATCAAATCCTTGTTTCATAAATTCTATACTTCGATCAAATCTTTCAATTTGATGTGGTTTAAATCCTACCCAACGACTTTTCCTACCTTCGTCTGGGTTTGCTTTCATAAATTCTAAACATTCATCAGCGTAATGATAATGTTCTGGTTTTGCTAATTGTAAACTTTGCCACAGTGGATAACGTAGCATTGGTGTATCTACAAATACTCTATGATAACCATAACGTTCTAAACTGCCGTCTGCTTCTTTTCTTAAACGCTTGACATTATGTATACGTTGTAATCTTAATATTCCTTCCATTAACTTCTGTATGCTAGGTAAACTTAGTAAATTAAATGTTACAATAAATGTAACTAATCCTTCATCTACTTTGGCTAGATAATTATTTACATTATCCATCATGCGTTCAAAGTCTAATCCGTGTCGCATATACTCTGCTTGGTCACCCCAGCCATCTACACTAACAAATAATCTAAAACGCTTTAACATTTTAAATTCACTTATGTAACTAACTTTATCAACAAAGTTATTCCATAACTTAGGAGGTACACTACAATTACTAGTAACAGCTACTTCTAAATTATCACGTGGGTTTGCTATAATATGATCTAAAACTTTAAAAGTATTTTTATCCATAAGTGGCTCACCACCGGTCATTCTAAAGTTTTCCAACTTTGGATATAACTCTGGCCACCACTTCCAAAATGCTTCTACATACGGATTATGTTCTCTATTAGGTATAGGATATTGTCTTATTTGTTTAAAATAGTCTATGCTATTGTGTGGTACTATAGTAGGATATGGTCCATTTTGTTCTATATCTTCTGCCCATTTACTGCTTAAATGTGGTGAGCAATAACTACATGCCAAATTACAAGCATGATTAAAATTAACTTCCATATAACGTGGTTCAACATCACCTTCTGATCCAGCTTGTAAGGCATCTGTCCAACCTTCTTGAGCCCACGGCTCACTACTACGATAATGTCTATCGCTAAGAAATTCCCTGCCCATTTTTTCAATGTTCCAGCAATAGCTACAACCTTCAGGCTTTTCACCTCTAAGCATCATAGCACGTTGTTCTTTTTTCTCTGGTGTGTTGTGTAATGCTTTAGGATTATTTTGTACGGCTTCTGGTTCTATATTATGTATAGGAGGTAAGAAACAACTATTTGTTGTACCATTAGTTAAGTGTATACTAGTCCATAGCCATTTGGCCATACACATGCTAGGCGATATTTCATCTAACATTGGTATAACTTGCTGGGCCGCAGTTTGCGGATCCTTATCCAACTGCGTTTCATCTACTTTCTTAGTCACGTCGCTCTATATCTTCCTCATTGCAGTTAGTACCATATTGTATTTCTACTAACTTTAAAGGTTCATCAGATTCATTTACTAGCATGTGCCACATACCAGCAGGAATTTCCAATGACTTATGCTTAGTATATACCCCATGTAATTCTTCGTCAGTTGAAGCATTTAATGTATATACTGTAGCTGTGCCAGAATCAACAAACCAATGTTCGCCACGATCTTTATGTTTTTGCATAGACAATCTTTGTCCAGGTGCTACTATTAATTCTTTCACTTTAACTTCTCTCCCGGATTCATGTACTACTCTATAATATCCCCATGGTCTGTTTGTTTTTGGTGCTTTCCATTCTTGTAATATCCAACTACTAGAATTAGATTTACCACCACCTATGTTCCATGCAAACCATACCAACGGTTCTTTGCCATATGTTTTAAATTCAGGAGAATTATATTCTGTTCTATCACCACCATTAGCAAAGCATATTGTGGTATTGTTAGACATTGATAGAACTTTATGTATAGCGTCATTAGCACTATCGTTGCTGTCGTCAAATTCAATAACTTGATCTACAACACTAATACTTTCTAATACTTTTTTGCGTTCTTTAAAAGGTAAAAACGGTCTACCTTTTTTACGTGTCAGCCATTCATCGCTGTTTAATGCAACTATTAATTTGATACCTAATTGCCTGGCTGATTGCAAGTACTCAATATGTCCACTATGTAATGGATCGAATCCACCAGAGACCAGTACTATGCTATACATCTAGCCCTCTATTGTATATTGCACTTGATCTTCGCGAACTAAAGGCTCTAGTCTAGTTGGATTAGTATAAACTGCTTTAAAGAATCGGCTACCATCTACGTCTAAGTCAGCAATAGGTAAGTTAAGATGTTTTTTAATTTCTATTCCATAATCTACACTAGCTTTTCTTACTTTTTCTAAACTCCAACGCATACCTGTGTTAACACATATTTCACTATTGTCATCTGCAAACTGTGGGAATACTTCGTCATTAAAAAACTTTGTTAACCAATCAAAATCTCTAACAAGTTTCCAATCCCAATCTTTACGTGCAATGTTTGTCATGTGGCATCCTTGTCTAGCACCATACATTGCCCAAATACCATTTATTGCATCTTCACCTACACTCATCCATGTAAACAAACGAGCTAGATTTTTACTATGTACTAAATTTTTTAATTTTTTAGGATCAACAACATCACCACCGTCCAAAGTCATTTTAACGCCCTCTCGAAATCCTGCACGCCATGCCTGTAGTGGTGATCCGTTATTCATAACATCACAATAGATGTTGTTCATTTGTACGTATCCAATATTCCAACAAAAATCAACTTGAGCTCTAGCATCTTCTTCTGGTGCGGCCTCATGTGTACGCATTTGCATTACTACATGCTTAGGCCAAAGTTTTATTCCGCCGTTGCCGTATACTAATCCATTAACTGTATTCTTTCCTGCCCAGCTTACTACATCATGTGGGCCTATTGCTTTTAAGTCAACTTCTATATTAAAAAAGTCAGGACGTACTAAATTATCTGCATCTATTGTTATGAATCTATCTGATTCGCACATCTGGGCCGCGGCCTTATGAGCGGCGTCACTGCCCCACACTCCGTGACTACGCATAGCCCATGGACATATTTCTAATAAATGTGCATAATTTGCATCAGCGTTAGGTTCATCATAACTTATAAAAACTATATCAAATTCATTTATACTTTGCATGCCTCTACTTATATTCATTTTTCTTGCCATTTTATGCTTGTCCTACTTTTAATCTAAGATTGTGTAATAATCTAAACTTTTTAGGAACAGGGACATCTAGATCTGTTCCTTTTGTTATATCATCTATAGATACAGTCACACTATCTAGCAGTCTGCTCTCTACATCTCTTTCTATTGTAGCATCTACTACATGAAATTGCAAGAGATTTCTATCTGAAAGTTTGTAAATATCTTCTAGTGCCTTCATATATAAGTTGCCTTTACTATTTCTTTTTACATATATGTGGCAATCTTTAGTTTTAGTTGACATTTTGATTCTATGTTTATCCTTAGGATCAAAATCAACATACTGATTTATTAGCTTATAATCATATAAATCAAATAATCTACGTGTAAAAATAGAAATGTCTTGATAGTCTACATATCTTGTTATTGATGCTGGAAGTTCAACAATTACTCGTTCATTTGTTATTAGATCCATTGGATCAATTACAACTTGTAATATTAAGTAGTCAGGATTATCTCTTTTAGTAATGTATATATTAAGTTGCGAACCTTGTGGGTTTTTAATATCATGGGCATTAATGCCCCATAGCAAACGTTTTTTAGTTTGATTATTAATATCTATTGTTATAAGATTACTGTTTGGATAAAGTTGTATACTAACATCTGATGTTATTATAGAATCAGTTTTTAAAGGAACTTGATATAACAAATCCTCGAGGGGTGCTAAGTTACCAGCATATTTCTTATGCATAAACTCAATTTGATCAGTTTCTGTATTATAGTTTACACAATAATGGTTTTTGTTTACATGTCCTGATATTATTTTACCAGCATCTTCATTTTTAGTAACTACATGATCAAATTTTGATGCAATGCTCTCTTTAGATATTTGCTGAATATTGCCTACTTTGTTATAATAAACAAAATAATCATGCTTAATTTTTTCTATAGGTATTTCTATAGTGTCTTCTGATTCCATTTAAAACTCTTTCCGACATAACATCTGGTTCTGTGTATTTCAGTATGCCATTTTGACGATAATTATCAATTTTAAAATTATCTGTATACCATATATTCATGATGTCATTCCATTTTTCGTCTGGATGACTAATCATATGTGTATAACGCAATAATTGTGAATCTCTTACTATAATATCTTCGTATTCGCCAAACATTGTTGCTGATATAGAATGTAATACATCAAGTAAAGGAGTGTCAGGTACATGCTCTGGTTTAAAGTATTCTTTAAATGCTTCACGCCAATTTTGACATACAACATCTAACATCTTAAAATATGCTTCTGCTTCTTTGCATTCTTTAAAAAGCCAAATGCCTGCATGTACAGATTGCAATCTACTTTCTTTAAAGAATTGAGTATGTGGTGCTTTATAAACCATATTTCTAAAGTCTGTTATTTGTGTAGGGAATAATAAATCGTTATACTCTAGTAATGATTTTATGTAATTAACATTATTAAGAATAAGAGTATCTGCTTCAATTACAATATTTTCTGAAAAAGGTGTAACATGATAAAACTGCCATTGATTTAATTGTACAGTCTGTGGCATATTATAACTGGTGTCACCAAAAGGATATTCTACTATGTAATCAATTATTCCTTCATACTTTTTAGGCCATTTATCTATTTTGTCTATACATACTGCAATAGGTAAGTCTTGATGTAAACGCAATAGCATTGCACTTGCCGCCGCCATATTATAATATTGTTCATCATTGCCACCATTAATTAACCAACCTTGTTTTTCTACTGTTTGTTTCATGACGCTGAATACCTTGTGATAATATCACTAAGATTACGTTTGTTCATACAATGTACATCATATTTTTCATTATGAACTAATAAATTCTTCCATGGTTCATCTCTATTATATGCTAAGAAGTGCATATTTTCTGGAGATTTACTTTGGATAATAACATCTTTTTGATCCATGTTTAACATACTACCAACAATAGGTTCTGCAAAATCTCCATGTTGCATACCATTTAGTATATGTAATGCAATACTAACACAGAAATCTGTTCTAAATAAAGTTCCTGTAAAGCCATACAAGAATTTATAATAATCATAGTTATCAGCTATATGACTCCATAATTCAAAAAACATTTTTGCTTCAGGACTCTTTTTAAAGTAGATTACAGTACTCCACCACATAGGTATGCCATTTGGATGTAACCATCTTTCTGGAAATGGTGCACTATCGTAACACAAGTATCTTGCTTTATTAAACATTTGTAAGTTGCTTGTATTTTCTTCGTTAAACATATATTCTAAATGATTAGTTTGTATAATATAATCTATGTCTAACAGTAATGTTTGATCAAAAGGAGACATCCAATATATGTCATGCTTTTGTCTATTATGAAATGGTGCATCAAATTCTGTCCATGGAGTATCAAAATGCGTTCTCATATTTTCATCAGTATACGTATGATCATCAATGACGATATAATCAAATATACTCTTTATATCCTTTACAGGATATGTGCTTGTAAAATACTCATAATCTGGTTGTGTAGTAATAAGAGCTGTTTGTTTATGTTCTTTAAAATGTTTCTTAATTTGTTGTGAAGCAAACATAGCAAACTTTATATAGTCTAGCTCTTTATTATTAATTGCAATAAAGCAAGTGCCTTTACTCATCTTCTTTTTTCTTTCTAGCAAATTTTATATCACAGTAACCACAAACTACATAACCTTCATCTGGTACAGTATAATATACTTTGGGGTGATCCATTTGTTCACCCATGCACCAAACTCTATCTGTGTCTACATATATAATTGTTTCTGGTATGTCTGTTTTGTCCACTACCAGTCCATTATTTGTTTCAACGCTCTTGCTTTGTTAATTTTAGTATTTTCAATTAAAAATTCATTCATTGCGGCATGATAAGCACCAGTAAGTTCATCTAGCAATCCTTGTAAATCTTTTACTTCAACAGGATTTTCTTTATCATCTTCTATTACTGCTTCTTCATATCCTAAGTCAATCATAGCTTTTATAAAACTAATGTTAGTTTTATTTGCTGTAAATTGAGCACCACTAAAATGACATACTTTTAATGTTGCAATACGATTTTTTAAATTATTTTTTTGATTTGCAATCGTAGCTCTGTAATTTGCAAAATCTAATGCTTTTTCTAGGCGTTCATCCATAGCTTTCTCCTTGGAGTTTGCATGTTTATTATATACTTATATATCTAAATTGTCAAGTAGGTTTTATGGTGAATCATCAGCTGATGTAAGGTTGTTAGTAAATGCATGACTAGTTGGTGCATTACCACTTACATTAAATGTAACATTAGCGGCCGCTCCACCTGCGCCTCCGCTACCTGTTTGGTTATCGGCAATGACATAACCCATTGATTGTGTTATTGTACCATTAATTGGAGAACCATCATCTGGTGTTTGTAATATAGCTTTTAAATGTACAATTTCTCCACTACTACTGTATTTTCCATATATGGAAATTCTGTTAATAGCATAGGTTCCAGCATAACCACTACCACCGCCACCAGCTACTAATTCACCGCCTCGTTCAGTTGCGTGTCCGCCTACATTAACATCACCTCCACTAAATGCAGATGAATTAAATGTACCTGATCCTACGCCATCTCCAAAACTATAACTGTACATTAGTTGATAACTTGTAGTAAGTCCATAAAAGCCTACATTAGGTGTAGCATAACCACCTGTACCACTTACAACAACATCATCTGCTAGGAAGTGTACTGTACCCATTGCGGCCAAGTTAGCGTCCCAGTTTTCTGTTTCTGTTCCACTAGCACCAGTAATATCCCAACTTAGAGTTACTGCACCACCGCTATTAAAAAAATAACGAGCTTTAGTATAGTTTGTAAATGTAACAGTTTGTTCTGATATTAAAACTTCTTGCCAAGTAGTTGCTCTATTAATAGTACCCAATGCAGTTGAATTAGAGTTACCTGCACCAACAACATGGTAGCCTAGTATCGCGGCACTCCTAGCATCATTTACTGCATCTATTCCAGTTGCTCCAAAACGATCTGATATTGTTGTCCCATCAGATGCAGTCACAGTATTACTAATAACTTTATAAGTTAAACTAGTTCCCATTCCTACATGTAGTCCGGAAGCATTTGCTCTTGCAACTAACTGATTAAAATGTTTTGCTTCAACTTGCTCAGCGGCCGCAACTCTATCATCAGTGCCAGATATTTCAAGAGCGTGTGTTTGTCCCCAGCCAAATTTATGTAAGGTTCTATCACCATCAGTTACCGCCGCGGAAGGTACATTATCGCCCCAGTACTTGTTTACCTGAACTATTAAATCATTAAACTCTGTCGCTGTAATATTATTTCCGGTAGCGATTGCCACTTACATTCTCCCGACTACTACTTCTACCATGCCGACACTTTCAGTGTCTTTACTTTCCAATGCTCTGCCTACTACTCTGTACCAATCATCACGTTCGCCTTCATGATCCTGAGGAGCTCTTGCTACACCATTTACTTCTGATGTAACTAATCTTTGACCTTTACGCACTGGTCCGATTACTTTAACAGGCACACGACCTGCAATAGCAACAAATGGATGTGTTTCATCGGGTCCTGCACCAGAATTTAATTCTATACCTGGTTGTGTTGATATAATACCAAATACTTCGCCGTCTAGTGCAACGTCTGTTTCTGTTATTTCATGCTCACCACCAATTTTAACTACAGTACCTGCATCATATTGTTTGTCTGCATGATATCTTTCACCTACGTCAGCATATTCTGCTGTAGTAGCTATACCACGAAACTTAAAGTTCGTAGTTGAATTCATATTAATACCAGCTTGTAAGTTTGCAAATTGTGTGTTTAACAATGTTGCACCATCTTCTAGGTATTCTGTATTTGCACCTGCCGCCATTGGTGCCCAACTTGTTGTGTCTTGTACAACAATACACACAATTACGCTGTTAACAACATATTCTAATGTTTTATGTGTTACACCACCTGTGTCATATCGTGTTCTAGTCTTAACACTGGTTGCACCACCTGTTGAAATTGGTAACCAACTAGTGCCTTGACTAACATAAAGTTGCTCTTCAGTGGTATGGAAAAATAAATCTCCAGGCTGATGTGGTTCACTACCGTCGGCTGGTGTAGCTGTTCCTGTTTTCATTGTAGCCAATGGATACCATTGACTGTTGTCATAAAATTTTACTGCGTGGGCTGTGGCATCATACCAAAGCTGTCCACGTACGGCACCTGTTGGTGTGCCTGGAGAATCTCCGTCAGTTTCACTTGCAAAATTTTCTAATAGTCTTAGAAAATTTTCATTAAAGATTTCTCCGTGATTTGTATAGTTTTTTCCGACCAACTTAATACTTGTTTCCGTGTTTACTGTAGCGTCTGCAACCGTAATCGGAGTAGGCTCTAAGCTGGTATCGTAATAGTTAATGCTGTATGCCATTAAAACGCTCCCGCTCTGACTCTAACAGTATAGATAACTTGGATCTGTCTGTTGGCCGATTTTTGAATAGGGTGGAATATGATGTGTGTTATTAAAGCACCTGTTGCTGAATACAAACCTAATTCATCAAAAATGTATGTACCATTTTGATTAGCTGAATTATCAAGTGTATCTTGGGCTCCAGGTTCACTATAATTTAATGTACAAGTTACAACTAAATCACTGTATAGATTTCCTGCTGTATGGGCAGTTGTCATAGTGTTTGTTGTGCTTGTATCAACACCTGCATCATTTGGGTCAACGATCTTTTCAAATGTTTTATTGTGTAGAACGCCTGTGGCACTATTAGTGTTAGGGGATAGGTAAGTTACAGTACCACCACCATCTACGCTACTGCCTCCGTTTCCGAAGTGCATTAAATTTATAAAATCGTGTTTGCCTGTAGTTTGCTGATTCGCCAGCAACCTAACTATGGCTTGACTTATATTTTCATAGTTAATAGCATTATGCTGATCTAAAAGAACTTCGTCTGTATCGACGTCTTTTATTAGCACATGCCCATCAACTTGTATTGTTGTTTTATCTTTAAACATTTCCTAACACCTATTCATATGTATTTAGTCTAGAAGTATTCCCCTTGAGATGCACTTCTAATAAACTTAGTTTCTACACTTACCCCTGTTCCACTAGCTAAACTAGTAGATGGATCGTTGTATGCAGTAGATAGAGCATTTCCATATAAATGAATTTGTCTATGAGCTGGCACTCTTAAATTAGATGAACAGTCTATAACGACTGCACTATTTAAATGTGCTACTGCACCTGTTCCTTCTGCACCTCGTGTGCAAAATAATAATTTGTTTTCTGGAAAATTTACTGCACCATAATGTATACGCTCTGTGCCTATTGCTACAATGCCATCTTCTATATCAAATATACCTATGTTCATTGGTTCAAAGTTTTCTGATACCAATTCTCCTGATACTGCTGAACCCGGAGGTGCAGTATTTGCCGCGGCTGATTTTATCTGTACACAATCTATCCACACACCAATCGCGGCATTGCCCGAGTAAGTGCCAGTTAGTCTGCTGGTATTACCAAATTCAATTCCTGCTGATGTGGTAAATTGTGTTGTGGCTACTGTTTGTGTTGCACCACCATCTAATGAAACTGTTAAGTTAGTTCCATTACATTGTATCGAAACGTGATGCCAAGCCGCATCATTGATGCCTGTAAGTCCTGCTGATCCTAGTGTTGCACCTGATGAATCAATAAAATCTAGTGTTCCAGCCGCACTACGTCTTAATCCCCAGGCCGCAGATGTTAATACTCTAGCATCAGTGGCTGTGTTATCCATGTATATGAAGAAATGTATCTCTCCATTTACCATTGTAGTAGTTGACGGTGTAAACAGTTCTCTATCACTAGTTGCATCAAATGTCATACTCTGTGTTCCGTATTTTGCTTGAGCAGTAGATCCATGTGGTCCAATATATTTGCCTACTGTCATATTGTTTGGATCATAAAACTTTGTTGCATTTGCCACAGTTATTTCAGTTGCAGAGGCAGTAAGAGCACCATTAAGTGTGTCTTTGTTTGTATTTTGTATAACACTACTATAAACATTGTTATCATCATCTTGGAAGTATATAAAACTTCTAGTATCTGCTGTAACAGTATTTCCAGTAGCATTTGTTTGTACTGCAATTTGTAGAGCTTCGTTAAAGTCTACTTTGTATTGTGCATTACCATGTATTTCGTATTGGTTAAGGAAGCCTTGTCCGTCCCAAAAGTATGTATAATCAGCATCTACATTACTAAACGTTCCACCATTTGCTGTAATATCATGTGAGTCATATGCTTTAGTTTGATGTGGTAGCCATGGATCAATAGTTGTAGTTCCATCATATATTGTACTACTATTCTTTTCGCCGTAATATTCATCGCCAACAAAGTATGGATAAGCACCAGGTGTTGCATGATAATGATATATACCATCTGGGAATTCTGGAGTTACTGCAAATCTACCATTGTATTGATCTAATGTTCCGCTTCCATCATATGTATAATCTGCTGTATAAGATCCATCATAATTACCAGCTGGAGCACCTAGTCCTGTTCTTGCACCACTTTTAAGAACATAACTACTTGTCATTTTAAGTATGGCGCCAGTTCCGTCTGCATTTGTAAAACCATATTGTCCGTAAATTGGATATCCATCTAATGCCCAACCTATTAATGGACTATGTTTAGTTGCATCTTCTTGTGTTCTATATTCATTGGGCATATCATAATGGTAGTATAATCCTTTAACTGTAGGTTCATAGTCGCCTTTGCTAGACCAACTTGTACCAAAATTTGCATCCATACTATTTCTTCTTAGATAGCCTTCGTTTCTATAGTATATACTACCTGTACTTGTTTGTTCAAAGTCTCGCGGTGAAAATATTGCTACACCATTTGTTAATACGCCTATAGGACCATCACCTCTGAGAGGTTTAGATCCTGCTACTGTTTGTGATCTATTAATTTTCCAATTAAACTCCGTAGCACTTGTAGGTCTTTGATCTACTACTGTGCCTTCTGTGTCTGGTGCTACTGTAGTACCTGGTCCACCAGTTGCATCTGTAATTCCGCTTGTTCTTATATATACATAATTGCCATCCCATGATACCTTTTCTACATCTGCTGGAACATTAACTAAATGTTCAGTTTCGCTTATTGCATCTGTTGAACTAACTACATTACCTGAACTATGTTGCCAACTTGTTATAATTGGGTTTCTAGATATAGTATGATTCACGGAATTAAAAGTTTTTACAATATCTACATCATTAAATGGTAATGGTGAATGTGCTACTACTGCCGTTCCGCCTAGTCTTTCAGAGAATTGATTATCTGTATGTTCTTCCATTTTCTCTGTTATTGCCATATTACGTGAATGCTCTGTAATTACAGCAGAGCCTTGATCGCTAACAGTTTTCTCGTCTTGAAATAATGAAGGATTAACTTTATACTTACTACTAAAAGGTTTATTCTTATCTAAGTATTCTTCTAGTATAGGTACAGCGTCATATCCAATACGTTTTGTTGTATTAACTTGCTTATTGAGTTTTGGTACAAAGTATGTAGACTTTTTAATCCATTCGTTGTTTGGCATTTCCTTAACAGCATCATATATTCCAGCAAACCATACTCTATTATAATCTGCTTTACTTAATATGTTATCACGAAACACGTCTATTATTTTAGAAAATTCATGTATAGGATCATTATCAAAACCTTCGTTATCAAAACCTGCTACATCAAAACCATATGCACCAGTTACTGGATCCCATAAACTATCTAATAGTTGTATAGTACCTTTTTCTTTCCAAACAGGTAACCAAGATGCATTGGCTTGATCATACTTAAAAATACTATCACGTTTAATACCATCTACATGTAATACATTCTTGGCTAATATATATTCTCCATCATAGTTACCAGCAAGTTGATTTGCATCACCGCTTGTAAGCAATGGTGTTATTTCTGTTACTTCTCTATTAGGTTGTGTAAACCTATCAAAAATACTACTAAACCAATCTACATTTTCCCAATGGTCTACAACATTATAATCTTTTGAACCTGAAGATATTGTTACATCTAAATGTGTTTTATAATCTGGCTTAGTATCTATCAAATTAGTATTAATTAATATATTGTTTATTTGATTGACTATTTCTCTTCTACTAATATTTTTGTATGAGAACCAAGTTCTACTAGGACGAACGCCTTCACCTATACGATCATATGGATGTAAATTTAAATCAGGTACCATCTTCTCTTCTGGTATTTGAATTTCTTCTTCAGCTTCTTCTACATTAGTTACGTCATATATTCTACGCCATGCACTTCTATTTGCTTGTGGAGTATAGTTTAAGTTACTATCTATCAAACTCATATGATACGAAACTGCTTCATCTTTTTCTTCGTTAATAATATGTATTTCATTGCCCATCATAGTATGAGCAAAACAACCATACCATAATGTGTTTGGCGTATTTGCATCTGGCTTAAATGTTATTTTCTTATCTTGTGTATTAGTGCCACTTGAAATAGCAGTATTATATTGTGCTACTGTTGATTCTACACCATTTAGAAAATAACGTACTCCAGTTGGTTGAACATAGGCTTGATTTGTAGAATGTTTACCATCTAGTTTAGGACTGAATATAAAAGCATGAGTCACGTTAGTTGAATCATTTTGATCTATAACATACGTTTTACCACGCTGTAATGTAATTATTTGTCCAGGATCTGTTTGAGTGCCATTTATTGTAAAACAATTAGCAGAACCTCTATTGTAGAATCTTTGTGTAGCTCCTTTTGTAGCTACAGCAATTTTTATAGTTCCAATTGGTGCATTTATACTTACAACCTGGCCTTTTGTATATGTTGTAGAATCTGACCATTCACCTTTATAAGTTTTTAGCTTTTTGTTTTCGTTACTACCTCGTAAACTATCTTTTAGTCGTCTATGATAATACTCTGGTACAGCAGTATCATTTTCTATCATTGGCATCCAATGTGTATGTGTATTATCTTCGTTGCTAATATTGCTTATTTGTAATACTGTTCTTTCAGTTGCATCATCTCGTAAGTTGCTAACAATAAAGCTATCTTTACCTGTTGCATTAAGCCATCTAACATTTTGAGCAGTTGGTGATTCAATAAGATTTGCAATGTTTAAAACACTAGTTATACGAGATGATCCTTCTGGTATACTAGTTTTATTTTTAACCCAGAAGTAATAATATGTTACATTACCACCTATTGTACTATCAAATTCATCTACTTCTGTGTAATAATATAATTCGTTACCAAATGTATCTGTTTCTTTATATGCTTCACCTGTTAATCGAATACCATTAATTACTTTTTCCGCGGCAACACTTTCAGCATATGAATCAGGTGCTACATCACTTCTTGTCCATTCATACACATCAATACTTGCACCTTTAAATAATGTGCCCCAGTATTTTGTTCTATATTCAGTTGAATCTTGTTCATAATCTATATAAATTGCTTTATTTGTATTCCACCAAACTTTTCCTATGTAATTACTGCCCCATGCTTGTTGTTGATTAATTTGAGCAGATGTATCTGTACTTGCTGTATAGATAGCCGGATCGTTAATTGCTTTAAAATTAATCTCTTTGTCTGCTAAGCCAGGTATAATACCTTTAAACGGATCATATGATTCAGCCTCTGCTAATACATCTTTTTGATCATGTAATATAGAACTTTGTATAGTTGTTGGAGAAACATGATTATCACCTTGTATACGTTGTGTTAACCATGTACCTGGATCTCTTTTGTAAACTGTAAATTGTGTTGTTCCATCTACCCATACAAGATCATTTTGTGCAAAAGAATAATAGTTAGTTGCTGTAACTGCCGAATCTCTTTGTGCATCAGTTGTAAAACGTACAGCTCTTAGTATTAGCACTTTAGAATAACTAGCATCTTGGTCTATAAATTGATCTATAAAGAATTTTGATGTACTTGCTGAATCTACACTTGTAACAGTATGAAATCCATCTATTACTGGAGTAGAGTTTGTGTTTAGCAATAATATTATATCGCCATTTTGTAAACTGTGTGCTTTGTTACATTGTACTTCAGCATCATTTCCTGTGCCTGTTGTAGTCGCGGCACATATTTTTGAAGCATACAAATCCATATCCATTACTTTAAATACATTCCATCCATTATACTTTGATGTAACAGAACTTGCAGTGGTTGTATAACCTAATGTATTATCATTAGCAACCCAAATATATTCTAATAATGGTTCGTCTATCTCTGTCCATTCACTAGCATCAAATGTATTTGTTCCTACTGTAGTTGTTGCATTTCTTGTAACACCTAAAATATTAGTATTAATACCTAAATCTAATGCGGCCTGTGTATTGTTCATAATGCCCGAAGCATTTGTACTCTTAATAACTATTCTATTATTAACAACGGTAGCTGTAATTCCTGTAATACTTGCATCATTAATTTTTTGTGCTACTAAACCTACACTTAAACTTGCATTTGCTGTACTAGTTGTTGTTGTACTTGTTATTGTTCCAGTTGTAAAGTTACCAGCTAAATCAGCAATAGCTGTACCTGACATTGACAAGTTAGGAGATAAAGATGTTGCTGTTTTAGTAACTCTAACTTTATTTGTATCGTACAGTTGAGCACCTATATTAGTAATACTAGCAGTATTAATTTGATCGATAATATCTGCTACTGTAAGTTGTGCTGTAGTACTTGTAGATGTATTATCTGATCCTGTATGTGTTAGTGTTCCACTTGAAGGAAATGTAGTACCGGCATTATCTACTTCAGCGTTAGCTGTACCTGGTCCAATAGTTAAGTCTTTGTCACTTACTATTCTATTAATTCTTGTAATAGTAAGTTGGTTACTAACTAAACCTGCGGTGGCATTAGTTGGTGCGCCTGCTGTAATTCTAGACACAATATCAGCGGCTGAATATAACTTATATGCTGTGCCTGCTTCTGACATAACAATAATAGTGCCGGATATAGCAGTAGAATCATTAGCTGATGCTATTAACCAGTTATGTATATCGTCTGTGTAGCTACTTAAATTAAACGCTGTTTGTGTTGTTTGTTCATCTGTTGCGTTAACAGGAGTTGAGCCACTTAAAACATCTGCAGTTACATAACTTGTTCCTGCCTTTTCGTTAATAATTGTTACATCTTGTGTTAAAAATGTTAAAATGTGTCCTTGTAGTGTAGCGTTACCAGTTGCTCCATGTTCTGTTACTAGTACGCTAGTATCAAATCCTGCTTCACTGGTGTTTAAGTAAGTGTCAAGTTTTGTTCTAGTTTGAGCATTACCATATACACTTTGAAATGAAGCCCTCATGTTGGTCCAGGCTGTAATTCTGTCGGCCGCTGTAACACTTGTTGAACTAGCACTTGTAAACTGATCACCTACACAATAAGTCCAATCTCTGTTAACAGTTGTTGCTACTGTTTCATTAAAGTTAATTGTGGTGCCATTAATTATTAATGTTGCTGTGGCACTACCTTGTATAGTAGGATTAACTGTACTACCGGCTACTGCAAAATCTGGATATGTTGTGGTAGTAGAAGTTTTTTCAAATGTTATAGTAACACCATCAAGTACTAATGTGTCACCACCATGTACTACTGGACTTGCTTGTGAATCAGCAACAATATTATTATATGTTGTTGTAGTAACTGTGTTTACAAGATTAATTGTATTACCATCTATTACTAGTGTATTGCCAGGCAGTATAACAGGATTATTTACAGTACCATTCCATGTAATAGGATTTAATGTAGTGTCATATCCTGTAGCATTAATATTACATTCGTAAACTTTATCTTGATAACGTATTTTATCTCCAAGTTTATAACTTACTGTATTATCCCATGCATTAATAGTTGCATACGCTTTTGTAGAATCATATAGTGCTGGTATATCTTCTATTGTTAATGCTTGTTCATCAATTTCAGACATTAACGGATAGCCTGCATTTCTAAGCCAGCTATTAAATTCTGTATATGTACTGTCATCTTGATTATAATAATTATTACCTAAAGTAAATTGATTAGGGGTAGCTAACTTTGCAACCATTCTTTTATCATTTTGTTGCATAGTAATAATTTCATCATTAAGATTATCAGCATTACCATCATTAGTTATTTTAATACCTTGTGGATTAACTGCTATTAAGTCATCATTAAATTCCATTTCAATGTATGATTTATTATTACCAGCAAAGTTACTTGTTTTAATTAACCATTGATCATTAATATTAAACGAATCTGTAAGAGGATTAACTACTTCGCTATGTCTACTAAGTGCAGTTAAGTTTTCTTTTGTACCTTTTGTTGCTATAGCACTACGATACCAATCAAATGTATTATCTTCTGATACTGGTAAGGTATTTGCCCATTCTGGTTTATTATAACCAATAGTAGTTTGTGCAATTTTACGTTTTTGTTTGTTTAACGCATTACTATCAACAACAAAATAGTCGTCTTCAATTTCTCTTACACTACTATCATAGTTAGGTGTTAGTCCTGTTGTTTGTACTAAGTAACCTTTTGAACTAGGTTCACCTTTCCAATTTATTGTTCTACGACCTTCGAGTTTATAACTATCAAAACCCATACCTATGTCTGGTCTAAAAACATTATCGTTGAATGTAGTTTTGTTTTCTAGTACAATTACATGTTCCCATTGTACAAAGTTAGCACTCATTCTTAAAATACTAGAACCATCTTCTGTATATATTGTTGCACCTGTTTCATCTCTTATTGCTTTAATATTACTCAATGCTGATTCTTTTGTTAAAGATGTTTCTGTTCTATCTTCAACTAATACTGTATCGTTTGTTGTGAAAATGCTATCTAAAAATCTATCTAAATTGTCTTTAAACAATATACTATTTGCACCATGTGCAAAATGTACATCGTTAATTGATGCAGTTGAAGCCCATTCAAGTAAAGTATTAACAACACCTTTATAGTTAAAACTTTGTATTCCTTTGCTTATAAGCCATTCTGTTCTACCTGCTAAAAAATTTGCCAGTGTTGTTAAATTTGTGAATATATGATCATAGTTAATTTGATCAGGTGTAGCTAATATATCCCAATTAGCAAATATTTCTGCACTAAGGTTACCATATGTAACTGTAGTAGCATTGCCTTCATTTGCACTAAAATATTCAAAATACTTTCTGTCTGGTTCAAATCCTGTTACTTGATAACCACCTGATAGTTTAGTTATTTTTATAACACTAAAATCTAATTGAATTTTTGCAGAACTCTTATGTAATGCTAAGTCTATATCATTGTCTTGCATTACAAATGGTTCTTTGCTACTATTACCTAATGTTCTTACCCTTATAACATTTTTATCAGTATAACCTTCTACATTAATAACTGGTTGTGAGGAAGTTAATTGATTTCTAGCATGTATGTCTACACTAATTTTTGAAAATGAATTTTGTAACCAAATTAATGCCATTAATCCTGTTGTTTTAAATCGACGTCCTTTTGCTAGAGTTACAATAGTTTTAGCACCCGAACCTGTTGTGTCTGTGATTGTTAAACCAGCATTGTTGTATCCATATCCACCATTGGTTATTTTAATGCCTTTGATTACACCACCGGATACGATTGCTACCGCTGTTGCACCTATGCCATCTCCTGTTACTGTTACAGTAGGTGAAGAACTATAACCTGCACCACCGGCTGTAACTTCAATTTTATCTAATGTTCCTTTGTTTATAGGACTGCTATAAACAGGATCTGTAACTGCTGGGCGTTTTCTTGTTTTATTATTAATAATGTTAGAAAGTATTAAACTACTAGGATCATAAAATGTTTGCCAGAATGTATGTGGGCAGTTTTTAAATCCTACTTCAGCTAATGCAAAGGTATATGCACTTGTTTTTTTAAATTCGTCTTCAGCAGTAAAGCCATCACCGATAACAAAATCTTTTTTAGTATTGCCAGCTGTTGCCCAACCAGCAGTAACAATATCTTGTTGTACTCCTGCTACAGTGATCAAATTGCCAATTGGTTGTTTGACCACATATTTTCTATCTGTTCTTTCTGTATCTGCAGGATCATTATAATGACCTTTTGCTAATGCTATTAATAATGCCGCACGTTTTGCGTCATTGCCGCCATTAGCTGTATCTTTCCAATCATAATGATTAATCCACCAAGCAGGTCTTTGTCTATAACCTAACATTTCCCAAGGTGTATCCAGTGGCGTTGTAGTGCCACAATAATATTCAATTACACCAGCTTCTGTTCCAGGTAGTGTAATGCCATCTGCATCATTTTGATTACTATAGTTTGCTACAGCTGATGCATTAACCAAACTTGGATATGCTTTATTATTACTGTCTAACCAATATTCAAATACAGCTCTATAATGTTTTGCCCATTGTGTACGTGTTCCTTGTCCTTGTTTATTACCTACTGGATGTCTGGGATTAAATTCTTTTACATCATCATATGTTCTATATACAGGAAATCCTGCGGCGACTCTTTTTTCTAGTTCATATAGTACAGCAGATCTAACATCATAATCTGATTCTTGTGGTCTATATAAATTTCCGTTACCATTTACTATTGTTATCTGAGCACCATCATGTCCGGTTAATAATGTACCTCCAGCATTTATAGTAGGCTCGATTGGTTGTATAAAGTTTAATTTCGCGGCACTCCATGGAACAAAACTATTTCCATTTTTATTATAATGATCAACTGTTAGTATCGCCGCCACTCCGCCGTTAAGCGTTGCAGATGAAAGAAGTGTAAGTTTGTTTCCTACTAGAGTATATTCTTCATTTCGGTTTAGTAATCTTTCTACGTATGCACTATCTGAAGCTCTATAATCTTTAAGATATACATAAACATGATCTTCGCAATTTGTAGTTTCGTAATCATAGTTTTCTGTGTTGTCTAAATAAAATTCAGTTGTAGTATCTGTAATTGTTATCTCTTGTGTACTTGCATTGTACCAGTGACACATGCCACTTGATGCATATCTAAATGAGCTATCTTTACCTACATTAAGTTGATTAAATGTTTCATTAACTAATGCTCTAGTTGTTGTATAAGTTCCTGTTTCATGTACTTGCAATGCTTTATTAGCAAATTGTAATTTAAAACGATCGTAATCATTCATTACATTACGAATACCTAATACTGCATTTCTGTTATTTTCCTTAAGATAAAACGATATATTTTGTCCTGGGTTACCTTGTAATATAGTACCACCAAAGTTTGTTTCTTTACTACTTGTATAATAATTGTTAATGCCATATGCACTATCATGATATCCTGGCAAACTACTAATTTTATCACTAAAATGTCTACGTAAGTCTGCGTGTGTATGTTCACCTAACGGTTCACATAATGCATTATGTTGGAATTCAATACCGGTTGTCCAATTACTAGTTGATGCTTTAGCACCGTTTGGAACATATCTTAATTCAACAACATCGCCAGTTTTAAGACCTGTTAATATAGTTGAATTAGCACCTAAGGTGTAATCTTCTGTTCTAGATCCATTTCTATATACTGTGTGTTTATATTGAATAAAACTACTATTATTACCTGCATAACCAGTATCTTCATCTACAATATACACTTTACCCATTACACCTGAACCAGATCCGCTGGCTTTGTATTTGCACACTCTGTCATAGTTTGCACTATCTGAATCAATAGCAACGCTGAGTGTTGCACCATTATCAGTAACAGTTATACCAGGTGCGGCCGTAGTGCCGTCTGTTTCTTTTACAAATGACAGATCTGTTTCTGAGCTGTCATAGTCTTTACGTATGGTTACAGTCGAACCTGCAAACAAATATATAGTTGGATTTACTCCTGGTATACCATGAAAATGCTTAGGAGTATCTTGGTCTTTTTCATAAACATACCAATCGGTAGCAGTATATTGAAAAATAAATTCATCAGATGATTTTTGTATATCAGTAGAACCAACACTAAATGTTGCAGTATTAGCATCGTCGGTTGTAACTACTTTTGTTTCTGTTGCATAGTATGTTTTGTCTAAGTTTTGTGCTCTAGACCAACCTTCTATATAATCTGTTATATTATTAGAAATATTTCTTCTTTTAGCATAATACATAATACCACGTATTTCTTTTGGATTAGTTTGTAGATCATAATTGTAACGTTTTGTTACCAATGGATGTTCAAATACTAATTCACTACTACCTGCTGATGTATTATACTTTGCTTTAAACCCTAATGCAGTATCTTCTGTGGCGGCTGAATTAATAACATAATTCATAAGTGCATTGCCTTCAAAATCATTATTACTATAGTAACTTGCAAGTTCATTATAATTTTCATCATACAAATCAAATAAAGGTGCTTGACCTTTGCTTAATTTTTGTTGAGGTCTATACCATTCACTATTATAATACACTAGGTCCGGACCATTATAATTTTCTGGGTATGTTGGACCCATAATTGTGTGTACTTTATCATGATATGCAGGATCTAACACTTGCTGAAGTGCTATAGATGTTCCAACACCACTTACTTTAAAGACTCTATTATCATATGTTGTATTTCCTGTGTTTAAAAACAGTATGGTATCATTGTCTTGTATACCTTTATCATAAACACGTTTCCAATTTGTTGTGTCTACAACTAAGTCTGCATCTAATGGATCAAATCCTTTGTTTTTAGCAATCTTAGATTCAAAATACCAATAGCTACCACCAACTGATTCTCGTACAATATCACCTATAGCATATTCTGTACTAGATGACCAGTTAATAACACCAGTTAATAGATTATAATTTGTTTGTCCTATGATATCTGTACCGGTAAATCTTTTAGTTACAAAATCTACATTCATTCTATGATGTGGATATTTTACCCCAGAACCTGGTTGAGTCCCCCAGTTATAAAGAACAATGTTTCTTTCAAATTCTATAATAGGTCGTTTAGCTCTATTAGCATCTGATGCATACGTTGTAAAATCTTCGCCTGTTAATCGGCATGCTTCGACAATAGCATTGTAATGTTGCCACTGATTAATTCTACTCCATGCATTCATGTCATACGAGGCAAGTTCCATACAAACATATTCGTGTCGTCTGTTTTCTACTTCTGTATAGTCATATGGTTTATCATCTAGAGGATCCATGTCAAACCCACTTGGCTGATGTACACTATACAACATCATTCTGCTGAGTATAGTTTTACCATTTTCATCTTGTGTTTGTACCAAATCAATTGAGTCACCGACATTGTTAACAATGTAAGTATTACCATAATAATTAATATCGCTCATGTGAAAATGTAGTACTTGTACTAAATCTCCTGTATTAGGAAAATTACCATGTGTAAATGTTAATGCTGTACCATTAATAGCATATTGAGTTGTTACTGTTTGTCTAGTATCTCCTACTATAACTATTACTAATGAATAACCTGAGGTCGCTAAATTAAATCTACCACCTGTTTTTGCTGTACCACCTGATGAATATGCTGTGTAGGCCGCTCCGTTAACACTTGCAGTTAATCCTGAATCTGTATATAAAGCAAAAGTGTTAGCTGATAGCACATCGATGTAGAAAACTTTATTATTAAGTTCTGTCATACCAACTACGCCAGTAATATTAATAAGTTCGCCGTCTGCTAGTCCATGATTACTACCAGTAGTAATTACAACAGGATTTGCACCTGTGGCATTTGTTATTGTTTTATCTGCAGATACACTAGTAAAGTTTTCTGTTACTTGTGGAGCAAATTTAATTTTCATTCCATTTAGGAAATCAATATCACCTAAATCACTAGTTGTTAGTTTATAACGAGTTTGCCCTACCATAGAATCTGGATCCCAGGCCGCATTAGGTTTTACATTGATAACTGGCAAGTCATCTTTACACCAATAGTAATTACTAAAATTTGTAAATTTATCATAATCGATTGGAGGTGAATATGTATATCTAGAACAATTTCCGTGTCCTCTATTGCCCTCATATCCTAAGTTATTAATATCATCTAGTAAATCGCTGTATGTATTAATTTCTGAAATGCTTGTAGTTTCTGCAGGATTTTTGACAATAATTCCAGGTGAACCATTATAGAATCTTTTTGTTGCATCGGCTGTGCCAATAAACTTATCTTTATCTGTATTGTACCAACCACCCTTTTGTTTACCTACCCAATTATCTAGTGTTTCAAATGATGATTTACTGATCATTTGATCTAGTGTGCTTTGTAAGAACTTTTTATTAACTGTGGTATTAAGGTACTGTGGTAGATACTCAGTACTTTTAATTTCATCTATCTTTTTAATCTTGCCAGGTTGGTTGCCAGGTAATTGGCTTTTTACTGACTTTGCACTATAGTCTTCAGCCATTAATAACCTCCACTATTACCACTGCCTAATCCACTACCGCCACTAGTTGAATTATATAGTCCTGTAGATACACCGGTGTTTCCAGAACTATTAATAAAACTGCCAGTTGTACTTTGCAAATTACTTCTTGTTAATGTATCAACAATTTCTACTTGAGATGTTGTTGCTCCGTTAATAAACAGTTCGTCACTATCACAAGTAATTTGGAATAAGCTACCAAAAACACTTTCCGAATCTTGAGGTACAATAACAAAACTAGCAACAGTTCCTGCTAACTGTTGATGAATAAATGCACTTAGTTCTGTAAAGTAAAAAGTTTCTCCAAATTCCCAACGTGTAGGATTAAAATATGCATTGATAGCATTAATAACTGTACTGCGTATTTCTGTATCAGTTACAGTAGTACCTGGTACTTTTACAATCCTAAATGTTGCTTTGAGTGAGTTGTCTGCAAAATCTCCAAATAGTATTTTGTATTTTACAGGACGATAAATTATTGTATCACTAGCACTCTTTTTACCTTCTAACGTATTAAATTGTCTACGTAGATCATCTATACTAGGTTGTAGAGGTCTATTAGAGGTTTGTTGATTAGTAGAAAATAACCAATTTACAAAATCTGTATGATACGATTGTGTTAACACATACAAATCAATTATATTAGTAGATGCTGGATCTATTCTTTTATCTGTTGTTGCAACATGCTGATAACGGAAATCTAATGTTGTGCGACCTGATACACTAGTGCTTCCAGTACTTAGATAGCGTGTATAATCATATCCATCTTCTGTTACGGTGCCTAGTTTAATTGTATCAGTACTTACAATATTAGTAAATGCATCAGGAATATCTGGCAGATTGCCATTGTCTGGATTACCCATTGTAAGTCTAACTTTCTTAGGATCTGTATGTCCGTCTTTTTCTGTAAAGTTTCCATAAAAGTAAAATGTATAATCAGTACCTAAACGTGCAATACTGGTACCAGCTTTATTGTTTATTTTAAGTATTTTAATGTTATCTCTTTTTGGTTTGCCAGTAACAGTATCTAATTTAAGTTCTTCATTACTATTATAAAACTTTGTACTACCTAAAGTTTCAAATATATATTGCATTGTTCTTGCTGTAAATCTACGTCTAGCTGAACTATAATCTACACGTATAATCCAACTTTGATCTATGTTTGTACCACTAGTATCTCCAGCGTTAGCTAAACTCCATACACCAACAGCGTTATTAGCTTTAGTGCTACTAGGAATATTATTAGTTGTAACTACAACCCATGTACTGTTTAATGTATCATATCGTAATCCAAAAGTTTGGTTTAAACTTAAAGCAGAACTAATAGCACTTTTTTCAGAAGAACTAAATCTAGTATTCCAAACAGGCCATACACGTTTAAGTCGTGCATTATTTGTAATTTCTTTATTAAAAACTATACTACCTAATCCGCCTTCAGTAACACCTGTACTATTACCATTTGTATCGTTTGCTCCTAGACCATCTGCACTCACATTTGTTACTCTAGCCCAAATTGTTTCTAAGCTACCTACATTAACCTTTACACTACAACCAGCACCTGCTCCAGAGTCTGTAATTTGTGCTACTGTAAATTCATCATAGCCGGAGCCGCCAGCTGTAACAGTAATACCTGTAATTTCACCGGCATTAACTGTTGCCGATGCTATAGCACCTGTGCCAGAACCGATGATTGTTACTGTTACAGTTGTATAACCACTTCCTTGGTTAACTACTGCAATACTATTAATTTCGCCATCTACATAGTTTTTAGTAGTACTTGTATCTACTATAAATTCACATAAGCTACCAGTATTAAAATAACGTAGATTTCCACTAGCACTAGTTCCTACTCGTTGTACGTTATTTGCTACACCACTAATTAAGTAACCTGTGCCACCACTTTGCTTTTGCCATTTGTATGCATTGGTACCATTACTAGTAGTTGCCTTTGTATAGTTAAATGTTAATGGAGAAAACTTACTGTAATAAAAGTTAACAATTTCTGCATCATTTAACCATGGCTCTATATATTTTTCTATAATACCTAAGTTGCTTAAACTAGAAGGTAGTGTTAATTCAGTAGACTTTGTTTTACCGTCATTATAAATTATACCATCACTACCAAAGTGTGTTACGTCTTGATAATTTCCTGTTGGATCAACATTGTCAACAAATCTACTATGCCCACTATGTGTTCTGTTTAATGCTTTAATCTTTTTGATATTACTACTGACGCTGTAAGGATAAACTGTATAATCTTCTGCACTTACCATACGATCCTGTGAACTGTATGTTTGTGGAGCATTAAGTCTTATATCAGCATTAGTTTCTCCTGAACTTGCTGTAGTAACATTGTCTTTTAATTGTATACCAACTGTGGCTGTATAAGAGTTGCCATCATTGCCAGTATAATTCATTGTAATTGTTTGTTTACCTACGTCAACTGGTCGTAGTGTGTATGTTTCATTTCTACTTGTTCTATACCATACTCTAATAGTACCCTCTGGTATTTCACCAAAGTTACCGTCACTAAACTTAACACTAACAGTATTTTCACTTCTACTTTCAAGACTATGAATAAATCTATCAGTATTAACAAGACTATTGTAAATTACATTATTACCACTTAGTGAACTAACATTAGTCCAGTTAACAGCAACACTTCCATTACTAGTAATATTTTGTACCCAAACATCTGTATCATTAACATTTGATGAATTTATATCAATGATTTTATTAATAACAGGAGAAGTAATAGCATAATCTTCAAATGCTAAAGTACCTTGTTTCATTCCCATAAAGAAACCTGTGTTGTTTCCTGCTATACCTGTATTGTTATTTCTGTATATAATATCTGTGCCGGCGGCAGGGTTTGGTACTGCTTCAACAATAGATTCTAATGTTGGCTTATATCTTAATCCTACAAATTCAAAATTATCCGATTGTCCGTTTGCAGTAGCACTAAATTTATAAACTGGTTGGTTAGAATTTGTATTCAATCTGTAAAAGTCTATTTTCTCACTATTAAGAGTGTTACTGCTACTAGGTGATCCAAATGGTGTTGAACTTTGTAGTACAGCGTTTATTACTGTAATAAAGTTTTCATATTCTGTTGCGTTTTCAAAACTTACTTTTTTATTTTGTAAGTTATTACCATTTGTATCATACACAATTTCATTTGTTTGTATATCAACTATTTTTGCAAATCCAAATGCTGGGAGGTTACGTCTTACTCTATAGTTAATTAGGTTTGATTGTCTAATTAAACTTTCACGTCTTTGAGCTGTACCAAAGAAGTTTTCTCTAGTAGCGTAGTCTAATCTAAATGCTAAGTTATGTCCAAAATATGAAACTAGATCCATTAATGCTACAAATTCAGAACTTTGAATCCAATCGTTATATTCTTCAGGATATGTATTTTGCACATAGTTTATCATTGCTCCTCGAATAGTATCAAAGTCGTATGCTTTGAAATTACTATTTGCAAAACTTTCATAAACTACTGTAAAATCTTCTGCCGCAAATAATGTATTTTGTCTAGTTCCTTGTGCCATTATAATATATCTCTTTCATATGCTAGTAAAACTTCCTCTTCAGTCTTATCTAAGTATATTAGTTTAAGTTGAAGTGTTACTTCATGTTCATTTTCTATAACAGCCAAATCATTAAGTTCCCATCTAGGATCTAACCCAATAATACGTCTAACGTCTGCTTCTATCTCTTGTACACTTATATCGTCCAATGGTTCAAATATCATAAGTGGTATAATACTACCAAACTCAGGATCCATCACACGTTCGCCTATGCGTGTATAAAAATGATTTTTTAGATCCTGAATGGCAAGGTCTTTGTCATGCAAAATCTTAGCTATCAATGGTTGATCTACTGTTGTATATCCTACAAATCTCATACATTTATTTATGAGCTAAAAAACCGTGGTTTTAAGGGTTGGCACGATAATAATTAACCACTTCTCTTTGACGCATTTCGCTCATGTTTGGTAAAAATTTCTGTGTTTCTCTATAGTAACTATGTTCTGCTTGTCTAATTTGATAACCATCAGCAATATATCCATAATGTCTACGTGTGTGCTGAATGCCTCTATTACGCATCCAACTTCTGCCTTGAAGATTGCCATAGTCGCCTAACATTATCATAGTACCTGCTTGTCTATTAAGTTTAAAGTCGCGATTGTCATACATTATTTTACTTGCTACTGTTTTCCAATCTTTTGCAAATATATCATCTCGTAAATCATATATGCCATTGGTTGTATGTACTTTAGTTATTTGTCCTGTTACAATATAATATATAACTAGTCCATCATATTGTCCTTGTGTTAAACTAAAACTTTTAGGCATTGCATTTTTAAAACTTTTTTCTTTTTTCTTAACACCAATAATCCAATCACTAAATGCATCAGCTTCTGATATGCCATACGTATATGTATTTTTACTATCGTCGGTATTATAACCTATAATTCCTTTTGTTGTAGTAAACATATTGTAATTGTAGTTCATTAATAATTTGCTGACTGCTTTTGAACTCAGTTCTCTATTTTCTATAACTTCATAGATAGTTGTATCCAAAGTGTTGCGAACTGTAAATTCGCTCCATTCAATTAATTGAGTAGTTGGAAAAACTGTACTTGTTGAAATTATTCTTGTCATATTGTGCCGGCTCCTCCAGAAGATTGACCTGCAAAAGTATCTCTACCACCCCATGGTTCATGTTCAGGTACTCTACCTGCTATACTTTCTTTAACACCTGTATTCCTTGCTAACGCACCAGGTGTTGGTTTTTCTGCTTTATCTGCTTCTGGACCATTCCAATCAATTCTTGATGCTGTAGCTCTTAAGTTACCTGCAAAGTTTAAATTGCCATTTGCATCTGCACTAAGAGTTATATCAGTTGCACTATGCATTTCAATTTTACCAGTTGCACTTTCCATTTTAATGCCACTTTGCATACTTTTAATATTAACAGCACCAGCTTCTAAATTAAAAGAGCCGTCTGTTTTAAAATTAATTCCTTCTTCTGCATTAACACTTAATGTTGACTTACTGTAAATATCTATTGCACCTGCTCTATCTATTTCAATGTATCCAGCACCGTTAGCACCTTGTATGTAAATTATTTCTGCTTCGTCATGTAATAATATTTGAGCACCATTAGCTGTTCTAATTCTAATACTTTGATCTGTTCCTTTTGATCCGCCATCGTCCATAGTAATACTGTGTCCGGCGGCTGTAGTAAAGCCAAATGCATTATTAATAGTATCTCTACGCATACCACTACTACTAAGTCCACGTATAAAATCACCTCCTAATCCAGCTTCAACTATATTAGCCATCATAGGATGAGGTGCTCTTACTCCTTCATTAAAATCTCTTGAATTAGGATTTAATTCACTAGAAGGTGCTTTAGTTGGTGGTGTTTTCTTATCTACTTCAGCATGTGCTATTCCTGGTATACTATAATTTCTATCTTTGTCAAAAATAGAACCTAGCATATATCCTTCTTTTTGTTCTTTTATAAATGCAACTAATACAGTTGCTCCAATTGGAGGTGCTTGTGGAGCCATACCATATGAATTTTGGCTAGTTCCATATTTTTTATTATCAGTAGCTTCTTTTTGACTGGTGGTGCCACCAAATGGACTTGTTGGAATTATAGTTTTAATACCAATCAATTGGTCAGTATTAATACCTGGCTCATTTGTAGGCGACATATCATCTAATAGTTCTACATTAAAACGACCATTATATTGTTCGTCTGAATTTTGTACTACTCTAGCTAGAAACACACCATTTAATGCATTTTCACGAGGATTAGCATGATCTACTCTACGTTGTTCGTTCATACCTTGAGGTACATCTCTTGTTCTTATAGCATGATATCCTCTACTCATTTATATTCCTCCTGCCTCTGTTACTGAATTATTCCAATTTATATTAATTCTTTCTGCTTCTGATATTCTTTCAATTGTTTCTGCATTTCCAGAAACATTCCAATCCTTAAAGCGTTCATATGAAGTAAATGCTTCAGTTGAAGCTCTAACAGTTGTAGCACTCTCTAGCTTACCCCAAGCAGTACTTTCACTTCCGCCACCATATGCACCACTACCTTTAAGTTCATGCATAATAAAATCTGTTTGAACTGCTAGATCCTGCCAATTTCTACCTTGGGACGCGGCAAATGCCTGTAAATTGTCAGCTCTTGTGCTATTCCATTGTGCTATACCAATACTATCACTACCGTCGCTTCCGTCACCAACATTTCTAGCACCAGTGTTAAATGCACTTTCGCGATTTAAATTACCAGCAATACCTGCCGCCTGTACAGCGGTAAGTCCGTGTTCTTCCATTAATCGCTGTACTACAAATTGTTCTTTACCTTTTACAGAATCAGGAACAGGCCCTGCCGGCGGTATTGGAGCCCCAATACCAGATTCTCCACCACCTTCTAGTACTCCGGGCGTATTAAGATTTTCGTCATTAACTTCTGGAGCTTGGCCTCCGATTTCACCTGAAGTCATTAGTTCTGGTTCTCGTGCATCTACTAAGGTTCTTACTTGTTCTTCATTTAAATCTGTTTGTCTAACACCTACTAGATATTGTTGGAACATTCCTCCTCTAAATTGATGTATTATATTTAGAGTTTTATATACACCACTGTATAATTGATTAAAGTAAGGTTGTCTTTGTCTATGTCCGCCACCTATTCCAGCATTTTCTGCTTTTGGAAAAAACATACTAAACAAAAAGTAAGGAACTCCTGAATCATAATCTGGATTATCATCCATACTACCACGTGGTTGCATCGTTCCTATTGTTCCGCCCGAAGAAAAATTAGAATTGCTAGAATCATTAACAGGTATACCTAACCAATATGGATCACCCTTAATGCCTATTTCTATTTCTAACAAATCTGATGTCTTTGATCTTTTTTGTATGTCTAGTGCTAAAAGTCCAGATTGTGCATCTTGTCCAGTTCTTTTAATATCTACTGGCTTATATGAAACACCTAGGAAATCTACTAGATCTACATTAACATCACCTAAATAATCATGTTTTGTTTTTGATTGCATTCCTCGGGCTTCTCTAATTTCTATAACAGCCTTTTCCTGATTAATGATGCCTTGTTCATTATCTGCTTGAGCTATAGTTTTTTTAGAATTTGAAATAGTCTGTTCTAAGTTATATCCTGCTATTGGGCCAGATTCATTAGATTCTAATGAAGCTTCTGCGTCAGAAATAATTCTAGTATGCTCTTTTCTCTTATCTTGCCAATATTCTAAATCATTATCTAATTGATCCATAGATCTTGCCTGGCCTGGTGGGCCTCCGATTAATGATAGATCTTTATCATCTGTGTCTGACAGACTCTCTTTTGTTGTTTTTGAAGCATACGACGTTCTACTTTGATATATGGCTTCAGGTACGAACCAAGCCATGTCGAGTGTCGCATCAAATTGTAATACTTCTGTATTCAATCCTGTATTCAGATAATCATAACGCTTTTTTAAATTTCGATTGTTAGTTATTTCAATAATCTTTTGTTTTTGTATATCAGCACTTTCAAGTATTTCCCGATGCATTGCATGTTTAACCGCTGGAGGTTCAGCAAAAGGTATAATTTCGTATATTGCTGTTTCATTATACTTTTGTTGGACTGGATCCCAATTATACCCATATTCGATATCTGTTTTAACTTTAATATAACTTATTAAGTGATCTGTTACATGATCAACATCCTTACTGGTATTCGGTTTTACATCAGAACCAGCTCTATCTAATCTTTCAATCATTTCAGATGTGTGAACAACTAATCTACTCATAAAGTCTTTTACCGAACTTCCTGTATCTAAAGACCAATCTCTGGCACCTTCTTTCCATACAGTATTTGAAGGTCCTACAGGAGTTGCAAATTTCCAATCCTTATATTCACTAGGCAGTATAATTTTTACTTTATCTGGTAAGCCTGAAAATCCTAAGGATATTGATTTGTCATAATGATAATCATTTAGTTTATTTTCTAAATCAGACATAGCTGAACCTAATGTAGTTGTTTCAGTTAATGATATAGTTTGATTTAAGATATTCCAAGATGCTAGACTAGGTGATTGACTCATTGTCATTGAAGTAAAATTATATGTACTAGCATTTATACTATGTTTTGTTGCTACAGTAATGGCGGCAAGGTTATATTTCCACATATAAGGTAGTTTAGTTGGTAACCCGGTTGTCTTATTTCTGCCTTTAAATCTTACTTCCAATACATATCCTGCTTGTTGTACTGATCTGATCTTCTTCTTCTTGCATACTTCTAATAATTTAGGAAAAAATGCCGCTCCATTTGGTTCTGTTAATGTAAAAGTTAATGATGGTGCTACGTTTGTAACTTGTTCTGCAGAACCTGATAAAGTTGTAACTTCTAAGTTATCTATATTAAAAAATGTAGACCCACCTGATTCAGCAATTACAATACCGGTTTTTGCATACGTATTATTTTGAATGCTTTGTTTTCTATCTATCCATAGTGTTAAATGATATGTAGCTACATCTATTTCGTTGAGAGTGTTTTCAGACCAGTCGCCTATATATGCATAATTTACTTTGTCTTTTAATCCGCCCCCGATAAGAGTAGATGGTTTATAGTCTTCACCATCGCCGGATCCTATCTGGTTATTTCCAAAATCCTTAACTGGAGCAACACCATAAAACGCATCTGATATACGACGTGTTTCTCCATTAATTACACCTACGCCATGTTGTTTAACATAATTGTATATAGGGTCTGTTGTATTACCTTCAGTATGTTGATCATATAGATAGCTTGTCCTCCCGTCATGTTCCATCTTCATGGAGTTTAACATGTCAGTTGCCGCTTCATACCCGAGTCTAGGATTTGTAAAACTGTGAACTAATGGCGGTTCTGCATTTTTAGCAACTTTTAATGCTTCACTAATATTGTCTCCGGCATCATTAGTAGCTATTGGGTTATTGAGATCTATATTTTCTGCTTTTGCTAAAGTTAGCAAGTATGCTTTTTCAGGATCACTATTGGACCTTTGCATTACACCATCTATATAGTGACTGGCGCCACTATCGCCTCCCTTTGCCAGGTTCCATGCCTCCAGAGCCGCCGCCTCTCTTTTTTGGGCTTCACTTTCCACTGGCGGATTGTCACTGATATTATTATCAGACGTTGTACTTGCATCTGATTTATTTCCGCCCCAAAAATGCCAAATCTTATGAGTCATAAACTACATCCTAGAGTCTGATGGACCAGTTCTATCTTGAGGTACTAGTATTGTTTTTCCTGAAGTAAAGTCCATAATAGGATCTTTAATAATGTTTGGATTAAAATGCATGAAGATCCACCATAGTCGTTGATTACCATACAATTCAAATGCTAACAAGTCTGGTCTTTTATGGTGTTTTGATTCTATCGTATGTTCTTTGTTACCTGTATTGAACAGTTCATTGCCAGGTTCATATAATTCGGTAAACTTTCCATTTACTTTTGTATTTGCCAAATGACTATCACTTCTATATATAGACATTAATTAAACCCCTCACTTAGTAACTGACCCGAAGCCATTCTATCAATGGAAAAACGTTTTCGCATTGCTAAAGGATCTGGCATGTGTTGCAAATCAATGGCAATAAACATTTGCGAAGGTAACGTACTTTCTGTAGGACCTAATCCATTTACCATATTTCCTTGCATTACTTGTACATATTCCATATCACTATCAAGTGTGTAAGAAACGTTTGCAACTACACACGGAAAATTCTGAAACATGTTTACTCCATAAGCAGAAAATAAACATATAGGAGGTGGTGTTCCTCTGTGTGGATCGTCTTCTCCAAAATGCATTAAACTACACATACGTAAAAAATGTATTACTCCTGCTGTATATAGAGCTTCTTCTCTAGTATTATTTGTAAACAATCCTGTTACTTGTACTGATGGTGAACTTGTACCTGCATAATATTTAGGTTGATAATTTGTATGTGGTAAATCATAATTTCCATAATTAGCAGATCGCTGAAATGTAATAGTAGGTGTAAGAGGAAAAACTAAACCATTAAGAACACCTTCTGCTTGTTTTAATTCTCTAGCTGGACCTTGTAATGGGGGTGCATTTGATGCATTTCCTTTTAATGTTAACCTAGCACGTTTATCTGTTTTCATTTAATCTTCCATTTATAAAAGTAAACACTTCTTTGTCAAACTTACCAAAGAACTTTTGAAATACTTGTGCTTTTTCCTGATCACTTGCATTGCTCTTCATAGCATTTCTAAAGTCACTAGCACTCATTCCACCTTGCATTTCAGGTGCAACATACACATATTGTATTTCTGCCAATGGCTGTAATTGTTCACCTTCTTTATAAGGCTTATATGCAGTTGGCGATAATCTGCCTGCATCTTTAGCACTATACACAACTATTACCGCTGTGTTATTAGGATCCATTCCAATTTTGCTTATGTCTGGATTATATGGATTAGTGTTAATAATTTTATCTGTAGGTATACCATGCATTGTAGACATCATGTTTGCTTTTTCATCAAATGTAAATGGATTTTTACTCATTTCAGCTCGTTGTATATCAGTAAGTGTTCCTCCTGCATCTACTTTTGCAATAAGTCCTTGCACTTTTGCAGACACCATTGTGGCGATAAATACACGTGATGCATCAAACTTTTGAACTAAATGTTGGTAAACTTGTTTGTGTGCAACATGCATAGGTTGAAACCTACCACCATAGAAAACTACGACATTGTCTGCTATTGCTTCTGTAATTTCACTAAATCTCATACGAACACCTTTGTTAATTGTATTTAGCCAGGAGAAAAACCATTGACATTTGATTGTAGATACACTATACTAACATAAATCCGAAAGAGGTTCAATGGCAAAAAGAGTAAATTATTTAAACAATAAAGACCTACTAGCAGAAATTCACAAGAGTAAATTAAGTTTCTGTTGGTTTAATGATAGTGATGATACAGTATATGATATCATCATAGGTAAAGACGACAAGATTACCAGAAGTGTTTTAAAAGAAGCAAGGCAGAATCGTGCAACGAGACAAGAGAAACGTATGTATGAAGAAGCTATGCTAGACTGGGAAGAAAACAATGGTAAACGTAGTCAACGCCCTAAACAAAATCAATTCAACGTTGATCCAAAATCTATAGAAGATACAGAATTAGTACTAAGAGTTATGACATTTGATCATATACCTTTGGAGCAACGTAAAAATAAACCAAAGACAGTAGCAGATCATCATTCAAGATGTAACTATCCACCATTTAAACATGTTAGACTAAAAGAAGGTGAATGGAGCGAAGTGCTACGTAGTCATTGGGAAGGCGGAATAGGCAACGGACATTTTAGTGTAGATCATGGAACTATAACACCTAAACTAGCAAAAATGTTTATGATGTTATGCCATCGCTATAGCATGAGAAGCAATTGGCGTGGATACACTTATGTAGATGAAATGCGTAGTCAAGCATTATTGCAACTATCACAGATAGGATTGCAGTTTGATGAAAGTAAATCACAGAATCCATTTGCATATTACACAGCCGCCATTACAAATAGCTTTACAAGAGTTCTAAATTTAGAAAAACGTAATCAAAATATAAGAGATGACTTATTAATTGAAGCTGGGCAAAACCCTAGTTGGACAAGACAAATTGATCACGAAATGAAAATGAAAGAACTAGATGAACATACAAAGTTAAACGCAAAGGGTTAGTATGCAATTTTTTAATAAAGTGGCGTGCTTCACGGATATTCACTTTGGCCAGAAAAACAATAACAGAACTTACAACAATGATTGTGAAGCATTTGTTAAATGGTTTTGTGCAGAAAGTAAAAAACGTGGAGCAGAAACTTGTATATTCTTAGGTGATTGGCATCACCATAGAGCTACACTAAACACAAGCACATTAAATTATAGTGTGAGCAATGTAGGGTTTCTAGCAGAAACGTTTGAAAACGTATACATGATTATGGGTAACCATGATTTGTATTACAGAGAAAAACGTGAAATTAATAGTATGCCTTACGCCGGCTTACATCATAATGTACACATGATCAATGATGGTATTATCGAAGAAAACGGTGTTGCACTAGTTCCATGGTTAGTAGGCGATGAATGGAAAAACATGAAGAAGATTAAATCACGTTATGTGTTTGGACATTTTGAGTTGCCCTACTTTAAAATGAATGCTATGGTAGACATGCCTGATCACGGAGAACTGAAAGCAGATGATTTTGTACATCCTGAATATGTGTTTAGTGGACACTTTCATAAAAGACAGCATAGTAAAAATGTACACTACTTAGGTTCTCCATTTGGACATAACTATGCTGATGCATGGGACCATGAAAGAGGTGCCATGTTTTTAGACTGGAATAGTGAGCCTGAATATGTAAATTATGATGGACCTAAGTACATTACTATACCACTAAGTCAGTTAGTAGACAAACCGGAACAATATTTAGATAGTAATGTATATGCTCGTGTAGCAATGGATATTAACATTAGTTACGAAGAAGCAAACTTTCTTAAAGAAACACTAACAAAGGATTACAACCTACGGGAATTTAGCTTAGTACCAGTTAAACGTGATGATCATGCAGTAGATTGGGCAGAAGAAGCAAATATAGAGGTTGAAAGTGTTGACCAAATAGTGTATAATCAATTAAACTTGGTTGACAGTAAATTTATAGATAAGAAACTATTAGTAGATATATATCAAGGACTAAATGCTTAAATTAAAAACTATCACAATGAAGAACTTCATGAGTGTCGGTAACGTTACTCAGGCTGTTCATATAGATCGTAGTGGCCTTACATTAGTGTTGGGCAACAATTTGGACTTGGGCGGAGATGGCTCTCGTAATGGTACAGGCAAGACTACTATTATTAATGCACTCAGTTACAGTTTGTATGGTTTAGCCCTATACAACATTAAGAAGGATAACTTAATTAACAAAACAAACAGTAAACATATGGTTGTTACTGTTGAGTTTGAAAAAGACGGAGTTGATTATAGAGTAGAGCGAGGACGTAGTCCACGTTTCTTTAGATTTTATGTACAAAATCAACAATCAGGTGATGATGCTACAGACGAACAACAAGGTGAAGGTAGAGAAACACAAAAAGTTATTGACAAACTGTTAGGAATGAGTCATGATATGTTCAAACATATTGTAGCACTCAATACATATACAGAACCTTTCTTAAGTATGAAAAATAATGACCAACGAGATATAATTGAACAGTTGTTGGGTATTACTATGCTTACTGAAAAAGCAGAGAAGTTAAAAGAACAACAAAAAACTATACGTGACAGTATTAAAGAAGAAGAAATAAAAATAAGTGCAGTAAAAGAGGCTAATGAACGCTTTGAGAAAAGTATCAGTGATATAGAACGTCGACAACGCATGTGGATTAAGAAACGTGATGATGACATAGTTGACATTGAAAAAGAAATATCAGTGATGGAAAAACTGGATATCGATGATGAAGTTGCTAAACATTCAGCACTTGAAGAATGGAACACAAACAATAACAAACTCACAGAAACACAACGTTGGCTGGATAGCATTGTAAAAGATCACAAAAAGTATGATAGAACAATAACCAAACTAGAAAATGAAATCAAACTGTTAAAGGATCACAAGTGTCATGCTTGTGGACAGGATCTGCATGATGACAGTCAAGAACAAATATTGCGTAACAAAGAAGAGCAACTCGGCGATGCTAGAACTAATATAATTGAAAACCAAACACAACAACAAGAACACAATGATGTTATCGCAAACATTGGCACGTTAGGACAAATGCCAGTAACACACTATAACACGTTAACAGAGGCCCTACAACATCAGAACACACTAACAACTTTACGTGCAGAAATAATTAAACTGCAAGATACAAGTGATCCATATGGTGAACAAATAGATCAAATGCGTAACGAAGGATTACAAGAAGTCAATTGGGACGCAATGAATCAACTGGTAAAAGTACGTGAACATCAGGAGTTCTTATATAAACTATTAACAAACAAGGATAGTTTTGTTAGAAAACGTATTATCGAACAGAACTTGATATTCTTAAACAACAGACTAGGCTACTATATTAATCAGTTAGGACTACCACACGATGTTATGTTCCAACCTGATTTAGAAGTAAGCATACAACAACTAGGACAAGACTTAGACTTTGATAACTTGTCTAGAGGTGAACGTAACAGATTAATACTAAGTTTAAGTTGGGCTTTCCGTGATGTGTTTGAAAGTATGAACCACCCAATTAACTTTATGGCTATTGATGAACTTATTGATAGTGGTATGGATAGTGCTGGTGTTGATAATGCATTGTCTGTATTAAAGAAAACTGAACGTGAACGTAATAAAAACATACTACTGATTTCACACAAAGAAGAACTAGTGGGCAGAGTAAACAATGTATTACAGGTTACAAAAGAAAATGGCTTTACTACATTTGATGTGGATGTGGAGGCATTTGATGTCTAATGAAGAACACATCAAACAACAGATGGATCCAAGACACGATCAAAGTGCATTCAAACCTAAAATATATGAATCACCTGATGGTGGTAAAACTGTGTACGAAAGAGATTTTGGTATGCCAATTGAAGAAAGGACATTGATTATGGGCAATGATGATTATATGACAGATACATTGAGTGTTGACCTATCAAACCACTTAGATGAAATGGGAATAATTGACACCTATGATGATACTGTAAGCATTGCAGATGTAACTGATCTTACTTCGCTTACATCTTCAACTTCAACTGTAACAATAGGTGGTTGGGACCAACCTTATGAAAACAACAAAATTAGAAAATGTAAGAAAAAATTACCAAAAGACCTATACAAAAAGTATGGATTGACGGACTAAGAAGTCTTACTAACAGATAGGTAGCATAAACATAATATGAGTTGGACCTACAATGGAAAGCCTATAGATACTGTTTCAGAAGACTATATTGGCTTTGTATATCTAATCACAAACAAAATTAATGGTAAGAAGTATATAGGCAAGAAACTTGCTAAATTTAAAAAAACTAGACCACCATTAAAAGGCAAGAAAAACAAAAGAAGAACTACTGTAGAAAGCGATTGGCGTGAGTATTGGGGTAGTTCAGATCATTTATTGGCAGACGTAAAAGAATTAGGCTCAGAAAATTTCACTAGACAAATACTATATTTTTGTACAACCCGAGGCGAACTTAGTTACTTAGAAGCACAAGAGCAATTTGCTAGACAAGTGCTACTAACAGACGATTACTACAATGGCATAATAAATGTACGAGTTGGCAGTTCCAAGGCCCTTAAAGAAAATCTCCAAAAACACAAAAACATATCCTCTCTATAAAAAGCATTGAGATTGTATACAAGCTGTACCGTCGGACCTTGCTTGAGGAAAGCAAACCAAATGACCAGGCTCTACTGCGCCATTGTAACCTGGAAGTAGCCCGAATGTTGACATCATAGCTTAGGGTGGTCTTGCGTTGATAAAGATGTACGTAAAGGGGTATCGCTCAACCGCCTCTGCCGTAAGGTTGTACAATGATGTTGCGTCGGTTCCGAGACAAATGGACCAGTTGTGCTTTGCCGTAACAGGCTAAGTGCGACTGAACCAAAGCCAAATAGACTAAGTATAACAAATGATTCGAGTCTTTAGACGATGAATCCGATGAACTT